ATGGGAAAAATTTTAATGAAAAAGAAATTCTAAATATAGAAGATGCCTTTTATAATGAAGATGGAAAAACTATTTCAGAAAGAATAGAAAATTGGATAAAAGGTATCTTAGATGAAGAAGAAGAAAAGCCAGATAAAAATGATATTTTAATTTTATTTTATCACTTATGTTTAATTATAGATAATGAAACTTTTAGAATAATTGTATTTGCAATTAAAAATAAAATATCGTATGATTATGTTGAAATTCTTTCTGGAGAAGGTTGTGATATTTGTAGTGAATATTCAGATGGCGAAGCTCATCTTGAGGAAGATATAGTATCGCCTCCTTATCATCCAGGTTGCCAATGTATAGAAATTGCTTACACAGAAGAAGATGTAAAAGGAGATATATAATGATAGTTTTACAATATAATATGGATAAAATGGACTTAAATGAAGTGCAAAGTTTTTATAATTTAGTTACTAAAAAATATCCACAAGAAGATATAGTTGCATTACCAGATGGAATTAGTTTATTAGAATTAGATGATGATGCTTTAGGCTCAATGATGAGAAATCTTATTAATTATGCAAAGCTAAGAGGGATTGATTTTTAATAAAAATTATGATATAATAATTATAGAGTAATAAAAAGGAGAGTTTAGATGAATAGGTTTGAAGTTCATTCCCATACACATTATAGCAATATTCGTCTATTGGATTGTATTAATCGTCCTAAAGACTTAATAAATCGAGCTATTGAACTTGGTTTATCAGGTATTGCAATAACTGACCATGACTGCTTATCTAGTCATATGGAAGTTAATCAATATGCTCAAGAGATTAAAGAACAACATCCAAATTTTAAAATAGCATTAGGTAATGAGATTTATTTATGTGAAAAAAGAGAAAATGGTCAAAAATATTATCATTTTCTTTTAATGGCTAAAAATAAAACTGGACATAAGGCATTGAGAGAATTGTCTTCAAGAGCATGGATGAACTCGTATTTTGATCGAGGTATGGAAAGGGTTGTAACTTTATATGAAGATCTTGCAGAAATTGTTAATAAATATCCTAACTCTTTAATTGCAACAACTGCATGTCTTGGCGGAGAATTGTCAACTCAGATTCTCAATATGATTAATGCCGAGAAGATGAACGACTTTGATGGTGAATCTATTGCACATAATAGAATTGTGGATTTTATATTGTTCTGTCGTTCGTTGTTTGGCGATGACTTTTATATTGAAGTCGCGCCAGGTAAAAGTAAAGATCAAATTGCAGTAAATAAAAGACTTCTTTCTATTGCAGAATGTTTTAATATTAAAATGGTAATTGGCAGTGATGCTCATTATCTTAAAAAAGAAGACAGATTTGTTCATAAGGCTTATCTTAATTCAAAAGGCGGAGAGCGTGAAGTTGATGATTTTTATGAATATGCTTATCTTCAATCAAATGAAGAAGTTATAAATAATCTTTCAGAGAGCTTTAAGAATGAAGAGTCTATTATTATTGAACAAATGTTTAATAATAGTATGGAAATATATGAAAAAATTGAAAATTATGATTTAAGACATTCTCAGCAAATTCCAAAAGTAGAAGTTAAGGATTATCCAAAATCTTCATGGTGGGGAGTTAATAATCCTTATGCAGATGAAATGAGTAAATATCCAATTCTTAAAAGTATGTTTACTTCTGATGATAAAGTTGAGAGATATTGGGTTAATGAATGCTGGAATACATTAAATGATAAAATTGGCAATTGGGCAGATAATGATAAATATGTACAGCGATTAGAAGAAGAAGCAGATATTAAAAGAACAATAGGACAAAAGCTAGATACAAATATGTTTTCTTATCCTGTAACATTGCAGCACTATGTTAATCTCTTTTGGGATTGCGGAAGTATTGTAGGCGCGGGACGTGGTTCAAGTTGTTCAGGGCTTAATCATTATTTATTAGGAATAACCCAGCTCGATCCGCTTGAATGGGATCTTCCATTTTGGCGATATCTGAATAAAGAACGTATGGAGCTCGGAGATATCGACTTAGACCTTTGCCCAAGTAAACGTCCTCTTATTATTAAAAAAATTAAAGAAGAGCGAGGACAAAATTTCAATCCAGATATTGATGATTTATCAAGAAAAAATCTTGGATGTACATTGATTGCAACTTTTGGAACTGAAGGAACGCGTTCAACTATTCTAACTGCTTGCCGCGGTTATAGAAGTGAAGAATTTCCAGATGGAATTGATGTAGATACCGCGCAGTATATGTCATCATTAATTCCTAGCGAACGAGGATTTTTATGGCCGCTTAGTGATGTCATTAATGGAAACCTAGATAAAGATAGAAAACCGATTAAACCTTTTATTAATGAAGTTAATCAATATCCTGGTTTATTAGACATTATGACTGCTATTGAAGGATTAATTAATAAACGTAGTAGTCATGCGTCTGGTGTTATTTTATTCGATGAAGATCCATATGAATTTGGATGCTTCATGAAAACGCCAAAAGGTGAAATTATTACACAGTATGATTTACATATGTGTGAAGCTGCGGGTATGACTAAGTATGATTTCTTAGTTACTGAAGTTCAGGATAAATTAGCAGAAACAATTAAATTACTTCAAAATTATGGAGAAATTGATAATTCTTTATCTTTAAGAGAAGTTTATAATAAATATTTTCACCCATCTGTTCTTCCTATTGAAAACCAAAATATATGGAAAGTATTACAAGAAAATAGTGTTTTAAATATTTTTCAGTTTGATTCTGATGTTGGCGGACAGGCGGCTAAAAAAATTAAACCAACTAATATTCTTGAAATGGCAGATGCCAATGGACTTATGAGATTGATGACCGCAGAAAAAGGTCAAGAAACGCCAATGGAAAAATATGTTCGTTTTAAAAATAATATTAATCTTTGGTATCAAGAAATGGATAAGGCGGGCTTAACTAAAGAAGAACAAGAAACTTTAAAACCATACTTTTTAAAATCTCATGGAGTTCCGCCAAGTCAAGAACAGTTAATGATGATGTTAATGGATAAAAATATTTGTGATTTTACTCTTGCGGAAGCTAATAATGCTCGTAAAATTGTAGGTAAAAAACAAATGTCTAAAATTCCAGAGTTAAAAGAAAAAGTTTTAACTCAAGCAAAATCTTCGCAACTTGGAAAATATGTTTGGGAATGTGGAATCGGTCCTCAGATGGGATATAGTTTTAGTATTATTCACGCTCTTGCATATTCATTTATTGGTTTTCAAACTATGTATATAGCAACCAGATGGAATCCTATTTATTGGAATACTGCTTGTCTAATTGTAAATAGTGGATCTCTTGAAGATAATGAAGATGTGGAATATGAAATTGAAGAGTCGGAAGATGAAGAAACCGTTAAAAAGAAAGAAAAGGGAACTGATTACGCAAAAGTAGCAAAAGCTTTAGGAGATATTATATCAAAAGGTATTAAAATATCTTTAATAGACATTAATAAGTCTAATTATAGTTTTGAACCTGATATAAACAATAATCAAATTCTTTTTGGTATGAAAGCTTTAAGTGGAGTGGGAACTCCAATTATTGAACAAATAATTGAAGGTAGACCATATGTAAGCTTTTCTGATTTTATGAATAGATGTCCATTAAATAAATCTGCTATGATTTCATTAATTAAAGCTGGTAGTTTTGATAATCTTGAATTAGAATGGGCGAGAGAATTAAATATTGAACCGAGATTATTAATTATGGTTTATTATCTCTCAAAAGTAAGCGAACCAAAGAAGAAATTAACATTGCAAAATTTTAATGGATTAATTCAAAGAAATTTAATTCCTAATGAATTAGATTTTCAAAAAAGAATATTTATCTTTAATAAATATCTTAAAGATAATAAAAAAGTTGGTCAATATTATGTATTTGATGAAGCTTGTGAAAAGTTTTATTCTCAATATTATGATATGGATACATTAAGTATTATCAATGGATATACTTGTATTTTACAAAAAGATTGGGATAAGATTTATAAGAAAGAGATGGATGCCGCAAGAGATTGGCTTAAAAATAATCAGGAATCAACATTAAAAGAATTTAATGCCTTATTATTTAAAGAGTATTGGGATAAATATGCTATTGGATCAATTTCTACATGGGAAATGGAAAGCTTATGTTTTTATTATCATGAGCATGAATTAGCGCATGTTAACTTAACAAAATATGGTATTAATAATTTCTTTAATATGCCAGAACAACCTGCGGTAGATTATTTCTTTAAGCGCAATGGAAGAGAAATTCCTATTTATAAGACATATAAAATAATTGGAACTGTTATTGGTAAGAATGATAATAAATCATCAGTATCTTTATTAACAACATCTGGAGTTGTAAATGTAAAATTTACAAAAGAATATTTTGCAATGTACAATAGACAAATTTCAGAAAAACAGAAAGATGGAACTAAAAAGGTAATTGAAAAAGGCTGGTTTACAAGAGGAACAAAAATAATGGTAACTGGTTTTCGGCAAGATGACACATTCATTTGTAAACGATACAAATCTACAAGTGGTCATCAACTATATAAAATTTTAAATACTTTTAATAACGGAAATATAGAACTTATTCACGAAAGAACTGGAGTCGAATCTGAATAGCGGAAGTTTTCTTCCGCTTACTTTATTTTTTATAAAAAATATGCTATAATATTATTATAAAAAAGGAGAAAAAAATAAATGATTGAATATAAAACTAAAATTTTCTTTGGAACATCAGGCGGCGGTGGCTTAAGTGCAGATATTATTTTTAATGAATGGATAAAAAAACATAAAAATATTGAAATTTTAAATTTTAAATATCAACAGGCTAGGTATGGAGACCATTCAATTTGTATTTTATATAAAGAGAAAATTGATGAATCAAATTAATAAATGTCCAATATGGGGAAAATATCCTAAAATAAAAAGAGATTTTGTATATGAAACATCAGGATTTGGAGCCTGGTGTATTATTCAATGTAAGCCTATATTTGGCAAATCCCATTTAAAAATTGAAGAGGGAAAAGCCACATGGGATAGAGCCTTTAAATATGCAATTAAACACTAGAATAAAGAGGTAAGTAATGAATAAAATTAAAATAATTGCACTTTTTGGTAAATCTGGTGCAGGAAAAGATACTATTCAGAAATGGGTAGTATCTAATAATCCTAATATACATGAAATTATTAGCTGTACAACGCGGCCGCCGCGTGATTATGAAAAAAATGGAGTAGATTATCATTTTTTAACTTGTACAGATTTTTTTAAAAAGACAATTGATTTAAGTATGCTTGAGCAAACTGCCTTTAAAGGTTGGCTTTATGGAACTTCTATTGAAGATTTAGATGAAAATAAAATTAATATTGGAGTGTTTAATATTTTAGGAATAGAAAGATTATTAGAAGATAATAGATTAGAAGTGCTTCCGATTTTAATAGATGTACCAGATAAAATAAGATTATTAAGAAATTTAAATAGAGAAGAAAATCCAGATTGCTCTGAAATTTGCAGAAGATTTTTAGCAGATGAAAAAGATTTTTTAAATATTTCTTTTGAATATAGAACTTTTTATAATATATCTGATTACTCACCGGCAATGTTTGAAGATTTTGAACCAATAAAAAACTTTATTAAGGACAATAATAATTAATAATAATTTAATAAATTTCATATTTTTTATAAACCTTAAAATAAAATATATATAATTAGGAGGACAATATGAAAATTAAAAAACGTGATGGTAGAATAGTTTGTTTTGATCAAAATAAGATTATTGATGCGGTTCTTGCTGCATTTCAAGAAGTTGATGGGGAACTAACAGATTATGCTTATATTAAAGCAGGAAATATTGCTGATTATATTCAAGAGCAAGTTGAAAAAGCAGATCATATATTTGGCATTGAAGAGATACAAGATCTTGTTGAACATGGTCTTATGAGTACAAAAAGAAAAGATGTTGCACGAGCATATATCACCTATCGTAATAATAGAACAGCAGAACGTAATAAAAATAGCAAATTTATGAAAACTATTTCTGAAAAGCTAGCCGCCACAAATGTACAAAATCAAAATGCGAATGTAGATGAGCATTCTTTTGGGGGTCGTATGGGAGAGGCTAATGATGCTCTTACTAAACGATATGCTTTAGATTATTGTATATCTAAAATGGCAAGAGAAAATCATCTAAATAATGAAATTTATATTCATGACTTAGGCTCATACGCGGTTGGTATGCACAATTGCTTATCTATTCCTTTTGATAAACTACTTGCAAATGGATTCAACACGCGGCAAACAGATGTGCGTCCTGCTAATTCAGTTAATACAGCATTTCAATTAGTTGCGGTAATTTTTCAATTACAGTCATTGCAGCAATTTGGTGGCGTTTCTGCAACTCATTTAGATTGGACTATGGTTCCATATGTGAGAAAAAGTTTTAGAAAACATTGGTTAAATGGATTAAAATATATTGCTCATGATGACAAAAATGATTGTGATAAGTCTTTATATTGGATATGTAAAGAAAATAAACTAAAAGGTTTTGATGATGAACTTTCTATCAATGCAGAATTTTTACATATAAATGAAGATGTATATAATTATGCCATGGATATGACTGAAAAAGAAGTTTACCAAGCAGTTGAAGGAATGTATCATAATCTAAATACATTGCAATCAAGAAGCGGAAATCAGTTACCTTTTACCTCAATTAATTATGGTACTTGTACATTACCAGAAGGTCGTATGATAACAAAAGCATTGCTTGATGTATCAAGAGAAGGAATTGGTAAGTTACATAAGACTTCAATATTCCCTTGTGGGATTTTCCAATATATGAAAGGTATTAATGATAAACCGGGAACACCTAACTATGATTTATATAGATTAGCATTGCAGTCAACATCAGAAAGATTATATCCTAACTATGCTAATGTTGATTGGAGCGGGAATGCAGGATATGACCGCAATGATCCGCGCACGTACTTTAGTACAATGGGTAAGTGTAAACTACAGCTCATTTAAAATCTTTTGAACCTCGCTAGAGGGTGTCTCTAACTAGAGGCTAACGGTTAGGTCTTATAAAATGGTTCGATTTATAAGATGAGACCGTGCTAAGATTCATCATAATATTCACAATAAGGAGGAAAACTTATGTGGATATATAAGATAACAAATATTCAAAACAATAAAGTATACATTGGTCAAACAATTAGACCAATAGAACAACGTTTTCATAGGCATATAAATGATGCTTTAAATAATATATTAGATACTCATTTTGCAAGAGCAATCAGAAAATATGGAAAAGATAATTTTATAATTGAAGAAATAGATTCTGCTCAAACACAAGATGAATTAAATAAAAAAGAACAATATTGGATTAGATATTATAATTCAGTTGAAGATGGATATAATGAAACTGATGCAATTTCAAAATGCGGAGGAAATACATATAAATCAAAAACTGAAGAAGAAATGGAAGTTATTAAAGAAAAAATTAGACAAACTAAA